ATGAAGGTATTCATAAGTTGGTCAGGAACTACCAGCCATAAAGTAGCAAAAGTATTCAGAGACTGGATCCCTAGTGTGATACAAGCAGCACAACCTTATGTCTCATCTGAAGATATTGACAAAGGGGCCCGCTGGTCCAGTGATATTGCTGCAGAATTAGACCACTCAGCCTATGGTTTGATTTGCTTAACAAAGCAAAATATACAAGCACCTTGGATTAACTTCGAAGCAGGTGCATTAGGTAAAAGCGTTGATAAAAGTAATGTAAGCCCTTTTCTTTTTAGAATAAATCCATCTGATTTCAATGGTCCTTTACTTCAATATCAATCAACAAAATATGATAAAGAAGATATTTTTAAGCTTATGGCTTCTATTAACACGTGTTGTGGCGAGCAAGCTTTAGAAGCTGATAGGCTAACTAAAGTTTTCGAAATGTGGTGGCCTGATTTAAAAAAATCCCTTGATAGCATTCCTGAGGATGATACAGAGACAACCCAACCCAAACAGTTGACTAATAGTAAGCAAGCCGATCTAACTAAGTTCTCTACTATTCTTGAAGAACTTCTAGATCTTACCCGTGGTAACTATCAGTTGCTACGCACTCCAGAAACACTACTTCCTGCGGACTACCTCACTTATGCAATTGGGGCCAACCGCAAATCACCGGTTATTGATGATGCCATTGAAGATTTAATGAGACGGTATTCTGTATTGGAAGATTTCGTAGCCTCGATGCAAGATCATGAATCATCTAATACACTTAAGGAATTAATTTTCTCTTTATCTCAACCAATCAAATATATATACAAGAAACGTAAAGGTAACACCGGCATGGGCATTCGCCAGCGTCGAATCACTGGATTATAATTAACATTAGAAATAATGGCATTATTATGACAATGCCATTGTTTCTAAATTAAATAACACTATCCTATTATATACCGTTAAACGTCGCCAACCGCTCCTTGTAGCTATCGCTCATGTCAAAAGAAAAATCTTCGTGCTCAGCCTGGAAGGTACCGAACGCCATTAACGCTGAGACAGCAGGGTCTATCTTGTTTGAGGATTTCTTTTTGTTGGGCTTAATGTTGGCGTTAGCGTCGGACTCCATTACCACGTTACCAATCGCCCACGCCAGAACCGGATCGCCACGATGGCGCACCACCTTACGGTTAACGAACACCTCAAAGGATTTCGCTACCGGACTGAATTTGAGATAGGTTTGCGGAAACGGCTCCACATCGAGACCTGCCCCCTGAAGCTGAGTGCGTAGATGCGTAGCGTTCCACGTATCGAAGCCCACCAGCCGGATATTGAAGGTTTCAGCATCGCGCAGGATATCGTCACGGATACGGTCATAGTCGATACAGTCGCCGGGTGTAGTACGTATCCAGCCCGCTATTACCCACTGGCGATAAATGGCGCGGTTTTTGTTGGCGACGTTAAGCAGCTGCGCTTCCGGCAGGTAATGACGGGTCAGAAGTCGGATCTCCCTCTCGAAGGGGAAAGCATAGCTCACACTGGTAATATCACTGGTAGAGGACAGGTCAAATCCGGCGTAGCATTCCATTCCAGCCAGATCTTCCTCGGTATAGTCGAGTGCACAGGCTTCCCATGCCCCTGCCCCCATCCACGGCGTGGAGCCCTGACACCAGATATTGAAACGTTTGGTCAGCATCTCCACCCATTGCGACGGTATACCTCGCGCTTTCTGGATGGTGGATTCCAGTTTCGCCGCGTCAACGGATACATGCAGATTGGGGTTAGCCTTAATCCACATTTCAGGCTGTTCAACCTCGCTTTCATCGTCCAGCTCGTAAATCAGGACAAACAGCGAATCGTTGCTCTCCTCCCCGGCCAGTATCTGGCAGCAGTAGTCATAATGCTGTTTACAGGCAGAGATAACGTTACTCCCGGCTGTCGTGATGGCGAACAAAATCGCCTCAGGACGTGCGCCCATACCCAGTTCAAGGGCGGAATAAACACCGTTATCGGGGTGAAGGTGATATTCATCGACAATCGCCAGGCTGGGGTTAGTCCCCTCAATGGTGGCCGCTTTCGCCGCCAGCGGCTTTAACAGGCTGTTGCTCTTCGGAAAAATGACCTTATGCGCCTGAATATTGACGCGCTTTTTCAGCGGTTTTGATAGCAAACACATCTGGCGGGCATCGTCGAACACTATTCGGGCCTGATCCCGACTTACCGCCGCCGTGTAAATATCCTGCTGGCCCTTCTCCATTACCAGAAACCAGTTAGCCAGCATGGCGGCCACAGTGGATTTGGCATTCTTGCGCGGCACCTCAATAAAGGCGCTGCTGTACTTACGGCGGCCTGACTCCCTGACCTTAAAGCCCAGCAGGTTAGCAAAGGCGAACTGCTGCCACGGCTCCAGCTCGATAGGCTGGCCGCGCAGCGGGCCCTTGACGTGTGGACAGAGCCGGGAGAACGCAATAAATCGCTCCACGGTCGCCATATCGAACTCATAACAGGGGTCATTCAGGTCTGAAAAGTACCTTTCCACGGCCTGTTTTACGCGCTTACAGGCCGGAATCTCGCCCGTTTTTATCGCATTAGCGTACTCATTCCAGACGGTCAAGCTCGTCTTCCTCCTCCGTTTCCACCGGGTTACGGCGGCGGCTTACCGGATCAAAGCCCAGAAGCGACGACATTTTAATCATGATTTTTTCAGCATCGGCCTTTGCGCTCAGCGCCGGATTTCGGCTCTCACCGCCCTGGCTGTTAATAATGCTGAATCCACGGCTGGCAAGATCTTCCACGGCTTTGCGGTACATCGAATAGTTGACGCAAAAAAGCTCAAGGTTATTCCAGTCGGCTGGTGTCAGATCACCGCGTTCTGCCAGTTGCTTCGCCTTCGCTTTCCACTGCTGCGCGGCTAACTCGTCAAGGTAAGCTGGCGGTTTTGGTGGTCTTGCCATAAAAATTTCTCGTTTCCATCGCGTTTTATTTTCAAAAAAATCACCGTGCGTAAAAATTTGAGGAGGCAGGCGGTGCCTTGCAGCAGGGGGGTTGTCATGAAAACCTCCCCCACCCCGCCCACGTCCTCTTGCAGGGAGCGATTACAGCCGCGCATCTTCATATATCCAGTCATTACGCTTTGCGGCCCGCTCTTCCTGATCCCGGTACAGCCCTGCTTTACGGTTCGCTTTGGTGGCGGGATCCTGCTTGGTGGTCTTGTGGTTATGATGCATCTGGCAAAGAGGTTGATGATTCCATTCAGGCCAGAACAGAACATCATCACCGCCGTTGATGGGAATGATGTGATCGACAATCTTCGCAGCAACATAGATGCCCAGCTTCTGGCATTCCACACACAAAGGATGATGCTTCAGATACTGAGCCCGATATTTTTCCCATGAAGCAGAGTAACCTCGGGCGCGACGATGGCCACGGCGGGCGTCTTGATCCCGCCATGCCTCACGTCGGTGCTCATCGCACTTACCAGACTTAACTCGTTTATTACATCCCGGCTCCGTACACCGGCGAAGAGGTTGCCATGGCATCAGTACACCCCCACATCACGATAGACAGACCACAGTGCAGAGATGGCCATCGGAATCTCTTTCATCTCCGCTTCGCTAATCATCGTCCGGTATTCGTACAACAGGGAGATGTACATCAGACAGCCAATCTTGATCGCCGGAGTGAACTCAAGACCAGTTTCAAAGCGCTTGCCAATATGCTTCTGGCAAACTTCCAGGGCGGCGTTGATGTATACCTGAATCAGCATGTCTTCATCATCAGCATCAATACGACAGTGCAATTTGGCTTCAGTCAGCGTAATCAGTTCAGTCATCCGAGACGCCTCCCTTACACAACAATTCAAGGCTGGTACAATTGTTGTCAGGAATGGCGGCTACAATGCCAAATACATCACCGCCAGTGACTGATGTATGGCAGAGAACACGTTGCCCCTGTTTCACATCACTACGAAAACGTATCCAGATCCTCAGCGTGGCATCTGATAAAAGTGAGCCAGAAGTCGCCAGCTCACGTCCGGAGATCCCTTTGACCTCAGCCCAGACCGTTGCATAATCTACCCAGCTAGTTACTGGCTCACCCAGTGGGCCACGCCCTGATTCAAAACGTTGTAAGGTAACGCGGTGCTTCAATCTGCCCGGTTTCATTTTTCACCTCCATTTTCATGGCTGCTGATCTTAACTTCCTGTTTCCATGCCTGACTAAACTCGTCTCCCCCTTCACGCGGAGGCATTCCTTCACGTTCACGAGCTTCGTTCGGGTTCATAATTCCGTTCTTTATTCCACGCTCATACGTCACGTATCGCTCGGTTGGTGTTGCCCGGAGAAGGTCTGCAGAATCAAATTCAACTAAATAACGACTGCCGGGCACAGGTGAAGCCACCAGCAGAGCTGCTTTAATTTGTTGTTCAAAATTCGCCAGCCATGGACGCATTGTCATGGTGAGAAAAGCGCGGCTTGCCTCACTGAAATTGCTGTAAGTGCTATTGCTGTATTCCTGGAGGAAAATTGGAGAGACATTGAACATGCGGGCAATGTCTTCAATGGTGAAACGGCGTGAAGCCAGCCATTCGGCATCCTGATTACTCATGCCAAGCTGCTTGTAATCCATACCACCTTCAAGGATCGGTGTTTTACCGGCGTTTCGTGCACCTTTGTAACGCTCAAGCGCGCCCAATGCCTGCTTACCTTTCACGCTATCGAGCCATTCTGCCGTAGTGACCACGCCCGCCGCCATCATGCCATCTTTCATAATGCTGGCACCGTGGCGCTGCTGCGCCAGCCCTAACCCAAGCGCCTCACGGCAAACGGTAATTGGAGAACGCCCCAGAAAACCATCATCGGTGGCGTAACGAAGATGCAAGATCTCTTCCTGGAGGTAAGTGCGTACAGCTCCTGTATACGGTTCAGTAATAGTGTATTTGTACTTATGTTGGCCGATACGCTCAGGAACAACCGCCCCAGGCGCATACGGGTGCAGGGATTCCGGCTGCCCGTTACGGCCCCATTGGATCACCGCATAGGCGTTACCGTTTAGCAGACAATGACGCATCATCGTGCGCTTGAATTGGTAAGGTGTCTGGCAGTCGTTCGGTTGCTCGTTCAGGAGAAAATCTACCGGATGATTGCTCAGCCATTCCCGCGCTTCTCGCCCGTTATCGTTACGCACACGGTAGAGGTAGCAAGGCATTGTTGCCACCGCTTCACTGATAACTGACACGGCGTTCATCACCGCCGGCAGAGATTCCGCTGTACCCGCAGACACATATTCGCCTGAACCGGTATTTGGAATCCCTGCCATCGCCAGAAACTCATCAATGGTCATGCTGCGCTGCTCGAAGGGTTCAGACTTACGGCCAAACGGCCAGATATTCCACATATCAAAGCCCCGCTAATTCAGCCCAGCGGCGACGGTTATCGCCAGCGCGGCGCAGTTCAGGATGTTGGGAGAAAAGCGAACGGTGCGCGATTTCCACGCCAGATTCAGGATAAGCAGGCATAGACGTAACTGTGATTTCCCGCAGTTCAGCGGCGGTCACAGTGCGCAGGTATGGAGACTGGCCGATATCCCACGCTTCTTTCAGCGCACGGAAACCAAAACTCATGCCGGAAATATCCCCACGTTCTACCAGCTCCAGCACATCATTCCCAAGCTGGGTATTCGGTGGAGTAAGTTCGAAGCGCAGCCCGATATCGTCCTCGGACAGCACCAGCGTGCCAGATTTAGTGCGCCCCAGCAGTTGGGTATAGTTATGCTCATACAACGCACGCACATCACTACCGGATGCCAGGCTGTCTTTAAACGCCCCCGGCGCGAACTGCTCACGGAATTCATCCCAGATAACTTCTGACAGGCTGTTCCAGCGCACCGCATAGCCCACCAGCTTTTTGTTGCTGGCGCTCAGTTCGGAGGTTCGGATTTCAAATTCGATTGTTTTCATTGTTGGACTCCACAGAGGGGAAAAAGGGGCCGAAGCCCCTTAAACGTCAGATCAGGAACCGGAGCCGGAAAGCTCAAGCACCTTTATGGCGTTGGAATCCACCACGCCGCCCCCCAGGTATTTATCGGTGTGTACCTTGTAGAATCCCGGCTCGGTGATGTTGTCAGGACGGGTGCGCACACCAGTGGTGTGATCGACAATGAAGTAGCCGCGCTTGAAGTCGCCAACCGCGAGGAACGCTTTACCCGCCTCCGCATCCGGCATGGTTTCCAGATACTGGACAGGACGGCCCAGCAATGTATCGGGAGAACCGGCAACCAGACGATCGCGCCAGATGTAATCACCGTTGCCGTTTTTCAGCTTCTGCAATTTTGCAGCGGTGTTGGAGTTCATCACCCATACGGCGTTTTTGCGGTATTTGGCTTTCAACTTATACAGCAGGTCAATCAGACCATCAGAGGAAACGTCAGCGGCCTCCATTTTCTCCAGGGTACCGAATGGACGAGTTTTATCGCTGGTGGCCGCACGAGGGTAAGACAGGAAGCCTTTGGATTTTTTATCACCATCGCCGTTTACCAGGTCATTCTCTTCAGTGTTAGTGAATGTGTCTGCCACCTCAGAGGACAGCCAGCCCAGAATATCCACTTCGGAGAAGTCGAGAATCTCCTGGGTTGTTTTCGGGTAGGCGTAGATCGGATTCAGCTTAATATCCACGCGCTCAAGTTTCGGCGTAGCTGTTTCGGCGCGCTCTTCATCTTCGGTACCACGTTTAACCGTCGCACCGCCCACAGATACCAGCTTCTGGTATTCGTTGGTTTTGGTGGTCTTCACAGTGGCGATAGAGCGCATAACGCTCTCATCCAACAACTGGCGCATAATCTCTTTGTCCAGTTCAGGGATAACGGTATAGCCGCCCTCAGCAGAAACCAGTGTGGAGAGTGAGCGCGTGTCCCCCGTCATAATGTAGTGGCGCAGTTCGTCATTGCTCACCGGCTCACCTTCAACGGAAGTACCAGGCAGATTTCGATGAACGTCGGCAACGGCTTCAAGGCGGGTGGTTTCAACTTCAAGCGAATCTGCCTGGGCGCGGAGTTCGTCGAACTTTTTTCCCTCTTCTTCGTTCAGGCTGCGCTTTTCGGTATCGGCTTTGTCCAGCATGGAACGCATCTGAGTTTTAAGTGCAGCTTTCTGCTGGCGTAATTCGAGTAATTTCTTCATGGAGTGGTTTCCGTAACAATTAACGTTGAGACGTGAAACCAGCGTTTTTCAGGATGACCACCCAGAGGAAAAACCACGATTCTGGTAGAGGAACTAGGTGGACAGTGGCGGCTCACGTCTGAGTGCCACTCTTCACGATATACATCAAAAACATAATGAAAACCCCAGTAAGAGATTGGGGTAGCTTGGAGTAAAAGGAAGTAATAAAAATTTACAAAAAACATCAATCAGGAGTAGTCTGAATATCGTAGTGCCTTACTGAAAAAAGTTTAAAGGAGTTTTTATGCCAACTAGTCGTACCGGAACAGATGGTAAGAAAATAACAATTCCTGATGGTTGGACATCTCGTCAGGGAACAGATGGAAGGGTAGTACCTTTACGCCCTGGTTCAACTTCTCGGCAGGGCACTGATGGCCGAGTAATTGAGATTCGCTCAGGATGGACATCCAGACAAGGTACCGATGGACGAGTTACAGCTATTCCACCAGGTGGAACAAGTCGACAGGGAACCGATGGTAGGGTTGTGGCTATTCCGCCAGGTGCAACGAGTCGCCAGGGTACTGATGGTAGAGTAGTCGCTATTCCTGCTGGATATACGTCAAGACAAGGTACTGATGGTCGAGTCATAGCAATACCGCCAGGAAGATCCGCAATCACTCAGCCAAGTGGTAGATTAAAGCTGGCACCAAAGTGAATAACAAGGCCTAGAGTTTACCTAGGCCTGCGTTTACTTCTCGCTCATCCACTTCGGTGGGTCTGGTAACAGAGTCCTGTATCTTTCCAAATGCTCAAGTAAGGCATCAAGTTGTTCTGTATTTGTGACGATACGTTCCCCAGAAAGGGTATGCATAATGAAACCGTGCGGATCTCCCCAAAAAAAAGCTTCTTGCTCTAATGCCTCCCGGTAATCAGTAGTAGGCATTGAATCCAAACCGGTTAGATTAAACTTTTCCATACGTTCTTCATCTGTGATTGGCATGTCTCGACTCCAGACCTAAAAAATAAATATCCCTCAAACTACTAGCCTTTCTGTCACTTTGAAAATAATAAATAAATTCAATGTATTAAAAAACAAACTTTGAAGTATATGATACTTTCTTTTACATCAACTGACTGATAGATATCTGATTATTTGAGTAAGTAGATCCGCTAAAAAATTTATCGGATGAAGGATTTTTGAATACAAAAAAACCCGACCGAAGTCGGGTTGATTTCAAAACAACTAGCACTCAGCAGTTGCACACGGGGATAGCAAATACCTTCGCCCGTTTAGGATAACTCAGAGTCCCGTCAGGGTTGCGTTTGTAGGGTCTGAATATAACCTCACAAGCGTTACCACATTTTGGACAGATTCCGTTAGCCATAAACATTACCTGTTTTTATGTACAAGCTGTAATCCCATCCAGCTTGTAACTACTCAGGTTAACCGCTATTCTTAAGTTCTCATGCTTAAAGAGACGCAGTTAATCTGCACTCTGGAAGGAAATCCATTTTCTTCCCCCTAAAGCCCCGCTCCCCAGCGGGGCTTTTTTGTTTAGTCGTTGGCTGGTTGTGAAACAGCAAAGGACTCTACAATGTTACTGATTCTTTTCGCCTCGTCTTTAGTCAGGTCACGAGGCAGATTACTAATCATAACGATAAGCTCTTCGCGAAGCGGAATGGGCAATTCAAAAGTTTTAGCAGCATTACTCATTGCACTAAGCATTGGAGATTGCGTAGTTTTGACAGGCGATCTGCGCTGTTTAACCGTCACGTCTTGACCTTTCTCATGAGCGATAAATTTTGCTACAGCTCCGTTAAATCGGCTGATATACGATTTCTGCGTATCTTCAGCAATACCATTAGCCATTACGTAGGTGTTAATGATGCTATTGGTATCCCACGTGTCTGCGGTTGCGGTATCTGAAATGTAAGCTTTTACCAAGTAGCAAACGCTACGCACGTTGCCAGCTGTGCTTGGTGAAGCCCCAGTAATCTCAACGTACTGGTCAATAAAATTGTAAAAGTTACTTTTGGACAGGTCCATAACTCCTACCTCCTTAAGCTAGAAGAGCTCAACATGTAATCATAATGGCACAACAACCTTTGTCACGCAAGATCACAACACACAAGATCTTTCAAAGATCGATAGGATTAGAAAAATATTGTGAATTGGAGTGATGAGGAGTGAGGTGCGATGAATAGCAATGATGCATTATGAACAGGTGGGTATCAAAGTATACTTTATATGGTGGAGTGGTTTTTCCGCTAACCTCTATGGTATTGCGTCCTTGCGCATTTAATATCGCACTTTCAATCCGCGCATTTCACTGCGCGAAGCGTAAAGCCCCGCGCAGTACTTAAAGTCTGAATTGGCGTGGGTTTAAAAGGTTCCCTACCCGCATTGCGCACATATTCCATATATACATGAAAGAAATGCGCTAGCTGTGCATTAATTGCCCAAACCGCACACGTAGCGCATTTCACATCGCACTTATTGAGATTTCAGAACGGTAACGTCACCCATAACATCCACCTCAACTATGCCGTCACGTACCAGCTTCTCCAGCCATCGGGTAAAGCCTTTGCGTCCATTCTCCCCCATCAAAGCGATCATATCGTCGCGCAATACAGAGCGGTTGCATGATTCACCTTTAGCTTTACGGCTACGAATAGATTGCCAGAGTGCTGCATGGTTCCCAGTAAGATGCTTTACATCAGCCAGCTCTGGATCAAGGTCTCGAGCTTCGCGTGGCAAGTCCTGCACCACCAGCGACGAAATGAGCTCACCATCACGATCAGTAAACAACTCCACCGGACGTAGATCGAATGCAGCTTGTTTCGGCTCCTCCGCATCTTTCATTTTCGTACAAGTCAGGATTATCGCTCCACCGTCACCCTCACGCCGGATGTTGAACTCAGCATCAAGTGCCGCTCTGAAAGCACTAGAACCTCGTGCGCCTTTGGTATCGTCTTTACCTGAATGGTGCACCACCAGCAACGTGGCCCCCGTCTCACGCTTGATAACGTCGCAGCCTTCAATAAACGCCCCCATATCACGAGCATCGTTTTCATCATTACCACCGAAACACCGCGCTAATGTATCGACCACAATCAGACGTACCGGTTGCCCGGTTCTGGACTTAACATCACGCGCAGCTTTGATCATCTCTTGCATTTCCTCACGGCGAACAGGGAAAACCGGACGGTTGACCAAGTACAGGTTATTCAGTTTCACACCGTGTTTTTTCTCCCAGGCCTTTATTCGCCTTGGAACGCCAATACCACCTTCACCTACTACATACATCACAGCGCCGGCTGATACTGACTTTCCGGCCCACTTCATCCCAGCAGCAATGTGGCAAGCCCAGGACACCGCCAGAAAACTTTTATACGAACCGCTCGGTCCGTAGATGCTGCTCAAGCTGTTAGAGGGAAGATAACTCTTTAAAGTGTAATCCTGCTCCTGATCGTACCCATCAGAGCCCACGCTTAACGGAAGGCTGTGCCGCAATGACTCCTCCCGCACAGAGACTTCAACCTGTTCGCGCAGACGTAAAAGATATTCTCTCCAATCCTCTGGCTCATGGTCGGGAATGCCTTTATACAATTTGGCATCCTCCACACCCGCGAGCGCCAATTTTTCGGCAATGCTATTAATCTGAATAGGTGCAATGTTCCCGGCCAGGTATACACGCGCGGTACGACGGCCATCATCCACAATGCGCAGGTTATCCAGCTCTGCCAGTTGCTTAGGCCCGAGGTAAACAGGTGGTGTGGTATCTTCGGCAATTTGTTTACCCAGCCCCTCTTCCCATCCCTTTGCGTGGGCGTAGGCATCAGATCCTGCAAAAATAACTGCTTCCGTGAATTTTTCCTTTGGCAGGTGTTTCAGGTTCGGTGCGTTTTTCATTTCAGCCCCTTATCCCATCCGTCAGATCCAACACTAAGCGGCAGAGAAGATCGCAGGGCAGCGATTTTTTTACGCCCATTTTCTTTTACTGCCGCCTGCCACTTCCGGCTATCCTCAGGAAGGTAGAAAAATTCATTTCTAAACCGGTGCTCAGAAAAAACACACTCATGGGAATATCCATCCCGGACATACGTAATACGGCTATCCGTTACGCCTGTTACAGTAATTTTTTCCCCGCGAGAATCTTTCCAGCGACTGTTAAGCTCGATTTTTGGCTGAGCGAGGCCCTCAGGCTGAGCCTGATTTAATTTTTTAACCATGAAATTTATTCCTTGTCGGTAGCCGTTAAACCGTATGCATCAGCAGCCTGACGAATTGCTTGGATAAAACCCTCCTGTGTGGCCACGATTTCATTTGGACGAAGGCGGCGCTCTGTAACTTGACCGTTTTTAACCGTCACCAGTACGCGAATCTCGTAATCTGCGGGTAAGTCGGACTTATGCATGGCGCACCTCCTCTGGCACGGCGTCCGCGCTGTAAGGATCGCTACCCAGAATGCTCCAAAGGATTTGGCTTTCAGGGTCCATAAACGACACTGAAAGCGGGCTTTCGGTTCGAATCTTCGCGGCAAAGGTGAGATCCCATCGGGAGTACCATTCTCGGGCTTCTTCTTCGGTGTCGGCGGCAACGCGGATAACCACAGGTGTACAGGTCTGCCCCTTCGGTATACCGAGGAATAGCCATGTAAATTTGGGGTGAGTTTGGGTATGCTGTGTTCCAGCCATAACTGTTACTCCTATTAACGGTTTGGTCAGAGGCCCGGTTAGTGTTCCACCACTTCCGGGCTTCGTTAATTTCATGGTTGCATAAACCAAAAACGGTACGTACCATGATGTTTTGAGTTTAACCCTGTGGTACGTACCGATGCAAGATAAAAATTTAAAGGCAGCTTTCGAGCGATCAGGCAGCACCAAGAAAAATATTCGCTTTGAAGATGAATTATTGGAACAAATCAACGATGCAGCTGGCCCGGGACAATTCAGCTCATGGGTTAAAGAAGCCTGCCGAGAAAAACTTCGCAAATTGGGTATTGATCCAAAAGGCTGACTTTGGCCATCTGCAATGCACCGGGTATCTTCTTTACGTTTCACTAAGACGTAGTCATTTTGGCGGCCCTGCATGGCCGCCTTTGTTTTATATGCCATATCCAGCCCCTTAAACCGTCTGCGTTCTGCGGGTGGAATCTAGATAAGCATCCAGATCAGACTTGAAGTAAATGACCTTCCGACCGACCTTGTGAAAGGGAATTTTTACCTTGCCAGTATGCGCCCAGTTCGCCAACGTCTGGGGATTCACACCAAGATGAGCTGCGGCCTCATTACGAGTGAGTCTTTTAGAAAAATTTGATTCAACCAAATGCATAAGTAGCTCCGTGTAGTATTGGTTAACAACGAAGCCAATCTAAGGTATTGATTTTAAGTAAATAAGGTGAGAAGTAACTATTCAGGACGACGAGCAGGTATTGGGGAGGGGAAGTTACTACCCCCCCTGCTGTTTTCTGATCCTGCTCTACGTATAGGGGTTCGGGACGACCAATTCAGACATTATGTATTTCTTTGGCTTAGGCGGTAATAACTTTTCTTTTTTTATCCAGCTATCCACCGTTCCTTCATCAACTCGACCCTCATAACGATTCATCAACTTTGCGATCATTTTCTTTTTAGATAAAGCAGGATTTTTCTCCCAGGTGGCTTTGATAATTGCCACAATTTCATCATGCAGATGATGTCGGTGTCCTGATGCTGCGTCACTTCTATTTTTTTTCACCGCACCGTCAATAATTTGATTCATATAAACATCTGATAACGTCACACATCGCCCGACTCTTTCTGCCAAAGCGCCTAACTCCTTGGCTAGATCTGTATATCCAAGAACTGTTAGTACGTTCACAGCTTTAACCAACACATTTTCATCATCCGATAACGGCCTGTTTTTCTCTACCAGTTGCATTTCGGTGAGGCTATTCGCTATCCATTTTTTTTCTTTAATAGTTTTCCCAGCGATTTCTTTTTCAATACGATTCACATGCTCATCAGCTTTTTCCGAAGAGTAACTTTTTACCAATTGCTGAAAGGCATACATTCTTGCCACATGCTCTGCATCAACTCGTTTTAAGTAACTCATTTCTTAACCTGCATATGATTTTGGCTTAGTATTTCAAAAAGCATCTTGCGCTTATCTTCATCAGTCAAATTGCCTAACGCAGACAATAACTGTGCATCAATGGCTTTCTGGCTTTCGACAAGCCCAGCATGTTCCAGGATGGCCCGTTCAATTCGGGCAGCTGGCTCAAGCAGCTCGTCAGCACCGAAATGAAGGTAACCCTGCGTAACATCTGCGCTCCGCATCGTTCGGTGGTTCATCAGCCTTTTGAGGATGTAACTACCAACACCCACCAGCTCAGCAACGGTTCCGAATGTACGGCGGGCATCATGCCATTTGAATGGGATTGGTTGGAGCATATCAGGATTGGGAGCTGGGACGGTGGCGGCACTGATTCGATCAATTACATGCCGATATTCTTTAATAATTCCTTTAACTCCAGGAAACACTAAAGCCTCATTTCCGTTTTTCATTTTCAGTCGGCGCCGGAACAGATTCAGCAGAGTTTCAGTGATAGGCAGCTCGAGCGGATCGCCGTTCTTGGTGGTATCTATCCAGAAATAACGACCGCCAATATTCACCCGATTCCAGGTTAGTTCGAATATTTCAGATTTACGCAGCCCGGTGAACATCGACATTTCTACAGCGTCACATATTGCAGCAGCTACATCGTCTCGTCCTTCTTCGGCCTTACCACGAACTACAGCGACGGCATTTAACCAACGAGCAAAGTCATGGGTGCGGATGCGCTCCGTCTTTCTGATCGTGCCATGCCACTGACGCTTTGTACTCAGCACCAGTGTTGGCGGGTCAGGTAACAGTGTTCTCCCTTCTTCATCACGATAATGATCATGTGCGAAACGATAAACGGCGCGTAGAGCTCTTGCCCACAGGTCAGCCTGGGCTTTGCTACCGCTTCCTACCCCAGCCCGAAGCGTTTCTTTATCAGCGCCAAACCAGACTGAACCATCAGTTACTGCTTTGTGACGGTGCTCAACACGTTCACGCGAAATAGTAGCGAGGGACTGTTTCATCCAGTCGCCGGAGTAATTTTGTAAGATAGCGCGATATTGCTTTTCGGTTGTGGGTTTAAGGCGGTGGCCACGGTTCTTAATATAGGCATCCAGCGCATCGGCAAGCGTGACAGATGCCTTCTCATTAACACGCTTTTCCACATTAGGATTTCTCCCGGTGGTCGCTACGCCGCCCAGCATTTCGAGTGCCTTAGCCCTGGCATTATCAATAGTAAGATCCGGAAAACGGCCCAGCGTGGCGCGGATGAATTTTCCATTTCTCTTACGTGAGATACAGAAGCTTTTCACACCACTGGTGCCAATACGGATGCGTAGGCCATTAACAATGGTATCGCCGTACTCAACCTGACCTCGTTCGGCCGGCGGCAAGCTTTCGAGCTTAGCTTTCGTAAATTTGAATGTTTCCACAAACACTCCACACCAAGCGATTGAGGTATCCTACATATCGCTTGTTTTGCTCTAGGATACCTATAGGATACCGTAAAGGAGTATTTTAGAGTATTTCTGGTTATTTATACAGTATTTTACTTTTATCTAAATGATTGAAAATTATATATAAGTACTTTTAGGTAAGAAGTTGCATTATAACTCATAATCGCTTGGTCGCTGGTTCAAGTCCAGCAGGGGCCACCAAATTTTAGCTTTAGAATCATATAATTAAGCCACTCTCGCGAGTGGCTTTTTTGTTTATAAGTGTTTGAGTGTCGCAAAAGTGTCGCAGTAGTTGCTACTAGAAACTCATTTATCAGCGCCTCTATCACCATTCCTCTGCTTTTCCTACTGAAGCTTTTTAATCATCGGAATGAGCTTTTTCGCCTTTTCTTTTACATAGTCGTCAAGATGAAGTTGCAAGCGCTCGTCAAATGATGTTTCTGACCGCTTTAGGAGTGTAGTTTCTGGGGGCACAAATTTACTCTTTCCGGGACTTTGATCAGTCATCAAAAGCCGCCCATCTTCCAGGGGTAAAACTTAATTCCGCAAAAATATATTTGTGGCCGCCAATGTATTCAAAGGCTCTTGCTTCAGACGAGTGGCTGAACATTGTTCGATGGCCTTCAAGCATAAAATAATCTACCATTTGAGGGGTATTATCGATGAACTCTCTAATCTGAGGCGTTGATATGATTCCGGAAACATCACGTCCGTTTATAGAAACTTCAACAACTGTTTGCTCTGGCGATTCAATCCACTTATTTTCAGACAAGCCTTCAAAATCTTCTCCTGGATAAGAGGAGGACCATGAGCCTTCAAGTGTCGGACTAGACATAACCCATTTTTCAGCAAGATGGTAATTATCAATGAGTTGTTTGGAGTCCATAGTTGCCACCATGAACAAAGAAGATCCCACTACAGCAAGTACTGCCCACCATTTTTTAATAATTTGCATTTACCGTAACCCAAATCCCCAAAGATTGTATTAATTTACAACGCGAAGGCACTAATTAGAAATAGTATATTCTCAATCTGGTTGTAATCTAGATACGATTTCATAAAGATGTGGCTTACTATCGTGTAATGAAAATTAGCATTGAATCTTGATTACCATCGGGCATTGCTCAATGAATTACACACAATTTGGTTCAAACAATACTAAAAATTTTTTCAGCCTTTTTAAAATGCTGATCTCGATTCAAACCCGCACCAGCCACGGCTTTGCTGGTTTTTCTTTGTCTGCCGCCTATCGCGCCACTTGATCTTTCCGCCTCACACAAAATAAAAAATTTCCTTACTTATCTGTTGGTTACGATTTTCGTTAGATCCTACGCAGATCCCTAAAACTGAAAAACACTGAAATTCTTTTCAATCTTTTCAGTTCCGGTATTCCTTAAAGCCGCCAGCACTGGCGCGGCCTGTCGGTCTGGTTTGTAGAAAAATAAAACTGAAAAATTTTTATGATCCAAAAACCACAGGCGGGTGCGGTGTAGTGCGATTTTGGTCTGCGAAAGATTTTTTTGGCCGTGCTGTGAAGCACCAGCGCCCCGCTGTGCGCACGATCTGTTTTAAGGGTGGCTCTGAGTGTGCGAAAAGGCTGAACGCGCCATAGCGCCGCTGACAGCACGTAGCGATAACCGCTTAAGAGGTAAGAAAAGAGATATCCCGCCAGGGGATGAAGGGCATAAAAAAACCCGCTTTCGCGGGTTATGTTCTGGACAGGTTTACTTGCCAATCAACGGGGAGTATTTGCCGTTCAGCGTGTCCGCTTTCGTTCCGGTGTTCCGTATGGCTCCCGCGTTGGTCGGTGCTCCCGTATTGCTGTGCGTGTGGCTTGCCGTTTGCTCTGCCAGCTCTTTCACCACCTCGAGCGTGTCGAGCATCAGCTGCGCCACATTGATTGTGCCAGAGTCAATCCACACTACCGGGGCAATAATCTGCTGTTGCACGACCGCCACGCTTTTGCGTATCTGCCCAATTTTCTCGATCGGGTCTTTACCCGTTGTGACTGTCTGGCTCCCGGCTATGTCTGTTTCATCATTGCCGCCGATACTCGCCACGCGGTTCTTCACTGCCTGGCTATAATCCCCCGTGCATACCTGCTGAATGGCTCCGGCCATCAGTGTGGACGTGCCCAGCACGGTAATTTTATCCGTGGCTTTAATCATGGTTTCCCGGCTGACCAGCTCCCGCTGTTCCGAAGCGGCCTTAACAACCCGCGCCATTGAGGTTTCACTGATCGTCTGGTCTGTCTGCCTCACCCAGTCACCCGCCAGGGTGACGCGCTGAGACACTTCCGCACGCTGCTGTTGCAGCTGCTCGCCAGGCTGGATATCCGGTAAGCTGGTTCCCTCCGGTACGGTCTGCCGCACAAAGGGTTTACCCGGCCTTCCGCCAGTAAAAGCAATTTCAACCAGCGTCCCTTCAGGTGGAAACTGGTACATCCCGGAATCGTTACCCGCCATAGGAACCGGCAGAGGCACAGCTGAGTAAGCAGGCGTGTCTTTATCCGGGTTCCAGACTGTCACGCCGCCAGTCAGCGGTCGACCAGCCCAAGACAAACACCAGCGAAACCAATACCTGCCACAGGCCGTTTGTCATCAGCGCATCCCGTTATGTTCCAGGCTGAAGTGATTACCAGCCGGACGGGATTTGAAACGCCCGCCCCACGTTCCGCCCAGCGATTCCCAGTATTCACCCAGCGGCAGATAATCAGCCGTGTCCGTTTTGTACTGGCCATTCACGTACAGGTTAAAATCCACGGCCAGACGCTGTGTGTGCAGACTGTTGGTGGTACCGCTGCCTTTTTTAGCGTTCAGCGCCGCCTGTTCCGGCGTACGGTACGCCTCGCCAAAAGTCAGGCGATAGCCATGCTCTTCAGCCCAGTGGATCAGAATGGCCACCATCACGGTAACCCTCACATCATGCTACTGGCGCTGTTAGTCACGATATCGACGGCAGCAGCAAGAACCGGCGCAGACTGGAGGCGGCTTTCAACGGTGTAAGCCAGAACGGAAAGGGAATGGATGGCATCACGGGCACGATCAAGAATTTGTGTGCAGCGTGCGGCGGTCATGTGCTCAGTTGAAACGGCTTCCCCAGCGATTGCCCCCACATTGGCGGCGGCACTTAACGCGCAAAACTGCATGTTGGCTTCAATGGCGTTATTGACAGGAACGGACGGGAGGCTGTTAATCTGCCCCAGCATTCTATCCAATAGCCGCGAATCTTCGGTGTAATCGGTGATAGCCAAAAGCTCATCGCAGGTCAGGCGGTGCGGTTGAACCGGATTTAACTTATTGCGGAGGATCTGCGAACGCATACCAACGGCAGCAGCTACATCTTCCAGATTGTGCGCTAGCGCAAACGCTCAGCAAGCAGCATCAAAATGAGCATGTTTAGAAGTCTGATAGTCAAACATTGTTAGCTCCTCCCTAATCCGTAGGATGAATTACGCGTTAAGCGAAACATCGCATTCGCTTAACGCCATTACGGTTAAGGTGACCATGTTCACTTCAACCAGCCCTTTTTTCTGTGCACCTTTAGGCTTGATAGGGAGTTTTCCGTAGGAAATCAAATTCTCAGCAGTACTTCGCGACATGCCAGTACGGCGGCAATATGCATCAAGTGGAATGTATGGATCGGGGATCACGATTGTAATGTTGGGACGCATAATGCAAACTCCTCTTGCTGTGGATACGCCAATATCCACTGTTATTAACCTATACTCGTAAAAAGCTACAACAAGGAGAGTCCAGATCGCATTAAGCGACAAATAAATCGATTTATCGCATTTTGCGAAAACCTGACTAAATTATGGGCAAATTCTCTTACGGACAAATCAGCCACAGCAATGAAGTACTCGACAGAGTGATTAATGCTTATGGCTTTACGTCTAAGCTGATGCTTGCCGATCACTTTGGAATGGCATCGAGTAGCCTGGCTGGACGCTACAAACGAGGCGGCTTTCCCGCTGACATGCTAGTTAGGTATGTAGCTGAAACTGGCGCATCGTTAGAATGGCTTGCTACTGGTCAAGACAGGAAATTTGACGACGAAGAACTCGACATTATAAAAATGCCTCGTCGAAAAATCGTTGATGGCCTTCTTTACGATGCTGGCAGGTACATGTTGGATAAGGTCTCATTCCTCCCGGGAGTCCCTTTACCTAAGTCCCCAATCTGCGTCCATGAAGGTAATAGCCAATTTATCGTGGATACCTTATTTACTGAGGTTTATGACGATCAGTGGTTGGTTGAAATTGAAGGTAAAATAAGCATTCGCACACTTACCCGCATCCCAATTAAGAAAGTCAGAGTAAGTGGCGTCGGCATGGCCTTTGATTGTGCAATAGAAGATATAAAAATTCTTGGTAGGGTTGTATTAACAATAAGATAAGCATAAGGATTTGAAGATGATTGACTACAAAACAGCATCAAAAGACCAACTCAAAGCGGAGATGAAACGCTTAGCTGGCGTTGTATCTGACACGCCCTTTGGTACAAAAAAAGAATTCTTTCACCTCCCTGAAATTTTGAACTCGGGCGAACGTCCGGTGGCCATTGCCAGTGGCATGATGGACGGCAACACCTGGCTCATCACACTGACAAATAAACGCGTAATTTTCCTTGATAAGGGCATGATTTTTGGTGTTAAGCAGGTTGACATCAACCTCAACAACATTGTGAGCGTAGGCGGCAAGACGGGGCTTATGTTTGGTGAAATTATGATTTCTACTAGCGGCCAAAACTACACAATCAAAAATGTCATGAAAGGCTCAGTTATACCCTTCACAAATTTAGTGAACGAAACAAAAAACTCTCTGAACGCCCCTGCCTCGCAACAACAAGAACCGACCAAAGACACTCAATCATTCGATGATCAAATGGCGAAAATTGAACGTCTTGCAAAAATGAAAGAAGAAGGGATTCTTACAGAAGAAGAATTCCAGCAGCAGAAAAAATTCATTTTGAATGGTTAATTTATGTCTGTAAGAAAGTTAGCTAACGGCCAACGGGTTGCTGATTTTTACACTGTAGACAGAACTGATAGTAAAGACGGCAAGCGGGTTCGTAGGAAGTTTGTCACTAAAGGCGAAGCGCTGGCGTTTGAAAATTACACACTGCAAAAATTTGAGGACACGCCCTGGTTAGGCCAGGGCAAAGACAAACGTCGTCTTTCGGATATAGTCCATCTATGGTTTGAGCGCCATGGAATAACTTTGCGTGACGGCGAGAAACGTAAAAGCACCATGCTCTGGGCAGATCTGTGCATAGGGTCGCCCCTGGCTACTGAATTCTTAGCCCAGCTTTTCACCGCGTACCGGGCAAAAAGGCTCGATGGCCATTTTGCCCGTACTAAGCGCGTTACTCAGGTTTCGCCTCGCACCATGAACTTAGAGCACGCGTATTTCCTCGCGGTGTTCAATGAATTGAAACGACTTGGCGAATGGGAAGCGCCAAACCCGCCAGATAACATTCGACAGTTCAGAACAGAAGAAAGTGAGATGGCATTTCTTACTGGAGAGCAGATTGACAGTCTCTTAGAAGAAAGCCACCACAGCTCTGCTAAAGATTTGGAGATGATTGTCAGAATTTGCCTGGCTACTAGTGCTCGCTGA